GCATCAGCGGGGGCAAATGGCTTCTAGACCATAGTAGGAATGTATTCAAATGTCTCTTTGTATTCGAATTACCAGGTTTCACCACTAGCTAAACCGTCAAATCGTATATACATAGGGTTACGATATAACATATCTTGAGCTAAGTTAGTGTTCCCGCTACTGGCAGCCATAAATTACATATCCAAGTCATCAAGTGGTAGCCAATTGAATTCCAATTTGCCGCTAAATTAATCAGCCACGAGTGAAACCTCATATGAGTTGCTCAGTTATAAAATTTACGATTAGGTGGGGAATGCATTCACGATTGTGCTAAGTGCAGTACCAGAAGACCATTAACGACCAAAGTCGGAACCACAGGTGTATATTCCAGCTCGAACGTTATCGTTAGCGAGTGGGTAGAATCTAAAACCGGCACGCAAAAGTCGTGCACTAGTCCAAATGCCAGTGCCTGTGTCTACACTACCAGTATTTGACATAAAACTGGTATAAGTGCTAGCCACAGATGACGTGCCCATGGTTGTGTTGTTAAGCACAATCCAGTTGAAGAGACCAGCAGATGGTGCAGTACCATTGTGTGTGAAATTTTGAGGAAAAGCTATCACATAAATTGTGCCTGCAGTGTCTGCGGCAACTTTTTAGGTAGTTATTTTCTCTGCTATACTTGTGTTTCTTGCAAAAGAACTAGGTCCTTTGATGGGTGCGCAATCATGAGGAGAGAGCACACTCTTCACATATGGAGGGACACGCATAAGCTGACTTGTGCGGTTTTATTTTTTCTTAGGCATGACGGTCTTTGTTTTTTTAACAACTTTGTTAGGTCTTTGATTTTTTTGCTAATTTTTTGTAACGCGTTTCTAGCTTGCGTTGTTATTTTTCTTAATATTGTCAAGTGGGATCCCGGAATCAGGTCTGTCGACCATGTAACGAATATACTCGGATTCGTGTTCTTTTTACATAAAAAGCCGGAAAAATTTGCTTTCATAATCTTTTTCGGAAAGAGATAACGTGGTTGGTACCAGGTTAACAAAACCACTGCTAGCAAACTCTGAAAGTAGTTTGGGGCTAGGTGCGTTTAATGCTAGTGTGTCACTCAGCAGTGCTACACCCGGATACAATTTTGTGTGGGGCATGCATCCAACAATGAGCCCTGTGTTTTCGAAATTAGTACTTTACAAGTATGGGGCCATTATGCCACATCCAACAATCTCGTCTAAGTACATATCTCTGTTTGGATCAGCCGTAATGAATTTGTAATAAGCGTTACGGAGTTCGTGCTGGTATAGCTATTGAATGGCAACTGGGTCAGTTATTCTGTGGTTAACATGCATTTAATCTTGGTAAGTATTGAATGCATCTTTGTTCTTAAAAGAACCCTCTCTGAAGTTAACCTTACAAAAAGGTTTAAGAATTGAGGCCCATGAAAACCAAGAATAAGCACGAGCATTTTTGTGATCTTGTACCGTTATTTTGTTGGTCTTCATATAACCACCGCTAAATAATGCGCGGTAAGGTTTGCGAGCGAACGATATGCCAAGCCAAGAAGCAACACCAGCTTTTGAGAGGAAATCGATATAAAGTGGATCAACACTGAGTTTCTTACAAACTTAACCCAGTGCCCCTTATCCTTGCTCACGAATGTATACTCGCTCGTATAGACGACGTGTGACGTCAGCAACGTTGCTCTTGTCAGTAGTGACAAGAGCATCGTCACCAGATGCAAACACTCTATGCTCATAACCACAGCCATGCATTGCATACTCAAGATACATAAGAACCCTTAATGTGTTGCCAAAGGTAGTACGGGTTGCGTGCCCTGAAAAAACGGTACCGTTCACCTTCCCTTTTTCTATAATCCTGCCTTTGTGTCTCAGAATATAGGGTGTTTTTAACATAGTAAGATTATAGAGTAGTTATTCTTTTATAGGATCGTTTAATGCCATACCCCCTTACTCCATCTTGTATATTATATCCATAAATAAGTTGCGTATCATCCTATTATCACAACTCTCGATAAGTGAACTATATTATGCACTGTCATGGCCGGAAGTGTCACCAGCTATAAACCAATGATTTGTCGGAATCAGACCATTACCTTTCTGGAAATAATCTTGTAGATCTGAACTGTTCAAACCATGTATCATGCCAGTGTGAGCTGTTTTAAAACAGTCAATTAATATTTAATTGAAAAAACCAGATACAAAGTTCAGCGTTTCATCTTGTTCCCAAATAGCACGTGGGCGTCCGCTTGTTTTGTAACCACGATCAAAGAGTGACACTTCTTTCTACTTAGTGTGTAGAGTCATAACACTCCCTAACTTAAGGGTGCGATATAACTTACGCAGTCCGCGTTTGTATTTCTCTTGTTTGTCAGCGTCGAACTTGGTTAAAAACTTCTCTGCATCCCAGTTATGTGTATTTAAATGTTTGCGCGCAATCTCGGATAGTTCATCAACCCTGCGATGAGCAAAATCGCGAAAGTCTCTGAGTGTCTGTGGATCGGGTGAACTACGCCCACCTCCATGTCT